AGATTCTCTGAAAGTGATCAAGCTACAGCTGGAGATAAAGCTGCATTCTCTATGGCAAATATGGCTAGGAACTTAAATAACAATAGCTTCCTTACATATTCTACTAAGATAATGGCAGCAACTGACGATGCTTTTGCTTATATCTTAGGTAGAGCTAAGATGAGAGAGAAAGCCTTACGTTCTGCTATAGATGCTAAGAATAAAGGAGCATTAACAGCTTATAATTCTATTACTCCTGAACTAGTTAGACTATATGAAGAAGATTTCTATGCACAGATATTTGATGGCAATGGTAATATTATAGATGCAGCAACTAAGTTTGCTCGTCAAGAAGTTACGTTGACTCAGGAACTAACTGGATTTGCTGCAGGTTTAAACTCAGTATTCCAACAAACTCCATGGGCAAAACCTTTCTTCTTATTTGCTAAAACTGGAGTTAATGGTCTTAATCTTACTGCTAAACATACACCAATTCTTAACTTCTTAGTTAAAGAATGGAATGATATAGCATTTGCTAATGCAAATAATCCAAGATCAATGGAAGCTGTAGCTAAATATGGTATTACTAATGCTGACGAACTAGCTAATGCTAAGGCATTACAAGTTGGTAGATTAGCTATGGGTAGTGCTGTAATTAGTATGGGTGCTTATTCTTATCTAAGTGGTAATATTACAGGTAATGGTCCTGTTGATAGACAACAGAGACAGATGTGGATAGATGGTGGCTGGAGACCTAGACAGATAAAACTAGGTGATGTCTGGATTGGATATGATTCATTTGAACCATTTAACCAGATATTAGCTACTATTGGTGATATAGGTGATGCTAGTCAACTTATGGGAGAAGAGTGGACTGAAGATCAGTTCCAAAAGATCTCTCTTATTGTAGCCCAAGGGTTTACAAGTAAGTCTTATCTAGCTGGAATGCAACAGTTTGTAGAATTATTCAGTGGAAGACCTGGACAATTTAATAGAATTGTAGCTGGTTTACTTAATAATCAAATACCTTTAGCTGGTATTAGAAATGAATTTGGTAAACTAATCACACCTTATACAAGAGAATTAGGATCTGGTATTGAAGATGCTATAAGAAACAGAAACTTAACATTTGAGAAATTCCCAGGTGAAGATCTACCGATTAAATATGATCTTTTGAATGGTAAGCCAATCAAGGAATGGGATCCATTAACTAGAATGTGGAATGCTATAAGTCCTGTACAATTTAACTTAGATTATTCTGAAGGAAGAAACTTCTTATTTAGATCAGGTTATGATTTAAGGATGTCTACTTATTATTCTCCTGGTCCTAATAGTATTAATTTAACAGATTCTCCTATGATCCGTTCTAAGTATCAAAAAGCTATCGGTGATTTAAACTTAGAGAAAGAACTAACTAAACTATCTCGTCAAAAGAAAATTATTGCATCCATTTTAGAAATGGAAAAAGATATAAGAGATGGTAATAGAGGTAAATACGAAGCTAAAGATTACTATCATAATAAAATGATAGGTAAATTATTCACTAGAGCTAGAAAACAGGCTTGGTTGAATATTCAAGGAGAGGAATTAGTACAAAATTTATCTAGTGAACAATTAGGTAAAAAATTAAAAAGAAAGCAGAAAACCGCCCAAACCTCTTTCGATGAAGTTCTTACAATTTACAAATAAACAATGGCAAGTTTTAAACAATACACATCAGGCGGAGGTGCTTCAGAAAATTTTTCTATTAAGACCTTCTCTTCAGATGAAATCAAAGTATATGTAGATAATGTCCTAAAGACAGCAACTACACATTATAATATAGACAATTATACAACTAATGGCGGTACAGTAACTTGGACTAGTGGTAATGTTCCTAATGGTCCTGTTGTACGTATTGTAAGAGATACAAAAGTCTTGAACAATGCAGGTGATGCAGTAGAAGGAAAAGCTACATATCAAGCTGGTTCTTCTGTTAAAGCAGGTGATCTAAATGATAACCATACACAAGTTTTAAGATCTTTAGAAGAGCAAGATGATCAGTTAATACAGACATATGATGTAGAAGATGGTGCAGTAACTTCAGCTAAGATAAAAGATGGTACTGTAGTTAATGCAGATATATCAAGTACTGCAGAAATAGCAGTTAGTAAATTAGCTGATGGTTCTGCAAGACAAGTTTTACAGACAGCAGCTAACGGTTCTGATGTAGAATGGACAAGTAATGTAGATATTCCTGGTACATTAGATGTTACATCAACAGCTCAGTTTGATGGTAATGTTAATATAACTGGTGCGACTGGAGTAGATGGTAATTTCGATGTAAATACTAATAAATTTACAGTTGATTCATCGACAGGTAATACAGTTATTGGAGGTAATTTAAGTGTCTCTGGTACAGCTAGTATAACTGGTACATCTACATATACAGGTCAACAGACTGTTCCTGGTGGAGCTCTAGTTAAGGATATAAGAGTTGGTCTTGATGCGGATAATGAAGTTAGTACAACAAGCGGTAATTTAATACTAGACTCAGCTAACGGTACTGTTCAAATTACTGATAACTTAGATGTTGTTGGAAACATTACTGTTTCAGGTACTGTAGATGGTAGAGATATAGCAAGCGATGGTTCAAAACTAGATGGAATAGAAGCTAATGCTACTGCTGATCAAACTGCTGCTGAAATTAGAACATTAGTAGAAAGTGCTAGTGATAGTAATGTCTTTACAGATGCTGATCATTCTAAGCTTAATGCTATTGAAGCTTCAGCTACTGCAGACCAGACAGCAAGTGAAATTAAAACACTATTACAGTCTGACAAGTTAACCGCTAGTGAGATAGCAACTGGTGCATTAGACGGAAGATATTATACAGAAACAGAATTAACAGGAGGTGCTTTAGACGGAAGGTATTACACAGAAACAGAATCTGACGCTAGATACTTTAATATCAGCACAGGTGATACTATTAAAGATGGTGATGCATTCCCTGATAATGATACAACAATAGCTACAACTGCTGCTATCAATGACAGGATTATTGATCTTGTTGATGATGTAGGAGGTTTTGTACCAATAGCAAATGAAACATCTTTTCCCAACGCTAATCCTGATGTTAATAATGGTGCAGGTACTCTTGTTAGTATCAAGGCTCTTGCTAGTAACCTCACCTCCAATGGGTCTGGAGTGGCAACGATTGCTAATGGTACAGTAGGTAACTCTACAGTTACGATTAATGGTTTAGATGCTAGCACTACATATAACTCTGGCTTTGGAATGATCGTAGAAACAACTACGACATTAAATACTTATACATTCCACAGGCAAGTACCTAAAGCAACAGAAGTAACTACGGTTGCTGGTAGTATATCTAATGTCAATACTGTTGCAGGTAGCATTGGTAATGTAAATACAGTAGCTGGTAATAATAGCAATGTAACTACAGTTGCAGGTATTAATGCAAATGTTACCACTGTAGCTGGAATCTCAAGTAATGTTACTACTGTTGCTGGCATAGCTAGTGATATAACAGCTGTAGCTGCAGATGCTACTGATATCGGTGCTGTAGCTGCTAAAGCCACAGAGATTGGACGTTTGGGTACAGCTGATGCTGTAGCAGACATGAATACTCTAGGTACTAATGCTATTGTATCTGATTTAGATACTTGTGCTACTAACGTAAGTAATATAAATACTACAGCTGGATCTATTGCTAATGTTAATACAGTAGCCTCTAATATGGGTACTGTTAATGACTTTGCAGCTAGATATAGAGTAGGATCAAGCAACCCATCAACAAGCTTAGACGTAGGAGATTTATTCTTTAATACATCTGCTAATGAACTAAAGGTTTATAATGGAAGTGCTTGGCAAGGCGGTGTAACAGCTAGTGGTAATTTTGCATCCGTTACTGGTAATACATTTACTGGAGATAACTTATATAACGATTCAATAAAAGCTAAGTTTGGAACTGGATCGGATTTACAAATCTATCATGATGGATCTCATTCATACATAAAAGACGCTGGTACAGGTAATTTATTTTTAGATTCTGATGGATCGTCAGTAGCAATAACTTCTCAGGGTGCTACTGAGAATATGGGAATATTTGCTGTTAATGGAGCCGTATCACTCTATCACAACAACTTTAAATCTTTTGAAACATATGACCGTGGTATAACAGTTTATGGACCAGAAGGTGATCATGGTGAAGTATATATTTATGCAGATGAAGGAGACGATAATGCTGATAAATACTTGCTTCAATCAAATACTGATGGATCCTTCTATATAAAAAATTTTGCAGATGGTGGTTGGGAAAAAAATATTAAAACTGCTGGTAGTGGGTCTACTGGACTCTTTTACGACGATAGTGAGAAATTCACTACAATGAGTTATGGAGCTAAAGTGTATGGAGATTTACAAATTGGTAATGTAGATGATGAGAAACTTGTTTTAGGAGCTTCATCAGATTTCTCATTATATCATGATGGATCAAACAGCATTATTAAAAACATTACTGGCACTTTACAGATAACGGCTGATAACTCAGAATTTGTAAATGCTGCTAATTCTGAATACAAAGCAAGGTATATAAATAACGGAGCTGTCGAACTCTATTACGACAACAGTCTGAAATTCAAAACAAGTGCAGGAGGTGCTCACTCTTATGGAGTACTTAGCACCAGTAATGATATTACTATTGGTAATTCTTCTGATTTAACATTTGAAGATAATGGTAAAGCTAAATTCGGTACTGGATCAGATCTCCAGATCTGGCATAATGGAAGTGGTAATTCATATATTACAAGTACTGGTGCAAATTTAACTCTAAGGGCTGCTGGTCATATTTATCTAGAGGATATTGATGGGAATACAATGGCTGACTTCAACGATGGAGGAGCCGTAGAACTATATAACAATAACGTCAGGACTTTTTCAACACACTCTAATGGTGTTTCAATTCTTGGTCCAGAAGGTGGAGATTCAGTAATTTATTTATATGCTGATGAAGGAGATGATAATGCTGATAAATGGAGAATCTTAGCATCTAATGCATCTTCACAACTTTATATCCAAAATTATGCATCTGGAGGTTGGGAAACAACTATCCAAGCTGATGGTAATGGTAAAATAGAATTATACTATGATGATTCTAAGAAGTTTGAGACAACTTCAACGGGTATAACTGTAACTGGAGCAGGTAAACTTGAACAGGCAGGTTCAAGTGGTGGAGACCATACTAATGGTGCTACAGGTAGTTCTATTAGATCAGACATGGGTCCAACTAACCTTGATCTTACTGGAACAGATAACTATAGTTTAAAAATACAAAATAATGCATATGCTGGAGCTGGTGTCAGTGGTAGTCAAGGGACAATAAGTAAGATATTATTTAACACAGCTACTAGTAATGGTTGGCACTCTTATGGAGCTGTTGGATTAGAAACTGTAGGTACAGGTGGAGGTAAGGGAGAATTATTTTTCTGTACTGGTGGTGATAATAGTAATACGACTGAGAGAATGCGTATCACTAATGGTGGTAACATAAAAATTCCTGATAACGGTAAGTTTGTTGCTGGTGCTGGTGATGATCTACAGATCTACCATTCGGGATCTCATAGCTATATAAAAGATTCTGGCACAGGTGGCTTAAAGGTAAATGCAAGTGCTTTGTATATAACTGATGCTGCTGATGGCGAGAACATGATCTATGCCGAAGAAGATGCAAATGTTACTCTTTATTATGATGGAGCTAATAAACTACAAACAGTAAGTGGTGGTGTTCAAATTACTGGTCAATTAGTTAATTCAACAACTGGAATAGCTACATCTAGTGGAGATAATGCTAAATCTGCTTGGGGAAATGGGGATGATTTACAAATCTACCATGATGGTACATATACATGGATGATAGACTCATCTACTGGAGGTTGGCACTCAAAATCAACTAAATTTGTTTGGCAAGCTCAAGACGATGCTGAAAATATGGCTATCTTCCATGAAGATGGTGCTTGTAGATTTTGGTATGACGGTAGTGAGAAGTTTGCGACAGATGCAAACGGTGTAACTATACACGGTCAATGTAATGTAACATCTCATGTAGCTCTTCCTGATCATAGTAATGGTTATACAGGAAAGTTAGTATTTGGAGGGGGAGATGATCTCCAAATTTACCATGATGGATCGAATTCTTATATTAAAGATAACGGTACAGGTAACTTAAAAATTGATGGTTCAGATAATGTAGAACTACAAGCTGGAGGTTCAACCAAAGCTTATACCTATGCTAACGGATTATTTATATATAATGCACAGATTCCAGATAGCGGTGTTCTAAATATCGGAAGTGGATCAGATTTAAAAATCTATACAAACGGAAGTCATTCTTATATAGGTCATGACGGTGATGGGGATTTACACATAACGACTGGTGGAGCAGGAGAGAATATAATAGTAGCCGCTTCAGAACATACAATATTAAGAACCGCACTGACTGAGAATGCTGTTTATTGTTCTAAAAACGCACACGTTGGTCTTTATTACGACAATTCATTAAAATTCTACACTCAAAGTTATGGAGCTGTTATCGACGGTACTCTAAAACCTGCTGCTAATACTACTCATGATTTAGGTGATAATAGTTATAAATTTAATGCAATATGGGCTAGAAACACAGCACGATCTTATATTAACGTAGATGCTGACGAAAGTACACCATCAATAAGAACTAGTTATAATGTTAGTTCTTTAACTGATGATGCATATGAACGTCATACAGTAAACTTTGATACAGCTATGCCTAATGCTAACTACTGTTTTGTTTCTGGTGCAAGAGCTGGTTCAAGTGGTGGTGGTGGTCGTGTTGTAGTCGGTTACGACACACCAACAACAAGTGCCTTTAAGTATCAAATGAGAAACTTAGGTAACAGCAACGAACACGTTGATGCTGCCTGTTTAGCCTTCTTTTCCGATTAATTATGCCTACAACAACTAAAAGAATAGTCTATTCTGATGACGATGGACAATTACACATCGTTATCCCAGCTCCTGAGTGTAAGTTAACTGTTGAACAGATACAAGCAAAAGACGTACCAGCTGGTAAAACATCATATATCGTAGAAAACTCAATCTTCCCTACTGAGAGATACTTTAGGGATGCTTGGAGATACACACCTGATTAATTATGGGATTAAGTATAGACATGCCTAAAGCTAGGGATATCCATAGAGATCAAATCAGACTAGCTCGAAAAGAAAAATTAGAAGCTTTAGATATTGATTTTAATAGAGCTTTAGAAACAAGTGCAGATACCGCTTCAATAGTATCTAAAAAACAAGCTTTAAGAGATGCACCTGCTGATTCTGCTATAGAGTCAGCAGCAGATGTAACTGCTCTTAAAGCACAATGGAATACGTCCATTCTTGGACCCTCACCTTATTAATTAAAAATCAAAACAATGGCAACAAAAACTTGGCAAGTTAATACCCTTCAGCGTGAATTAGCAGATGGTTATGTAAATAAAGTAATATATCGTGTTAATGGCGAGGATGGTACCTACAAATTTAGAGCTACTGGTGAAGTAGATCTTCCTAAGCCTGATACCCTAATCCCTTATGCTGACCTTACAGAAGAAGTAGTATTAGGTTGGGTCAAAGCAAAACTAGATGCAGATAGTGCTGGTACTGTAGCTAAAATTGAAGCTGCTGTAGAGAACGGCGTTAACGAACAGAAAACTCCAACAACAGGTGTCGGTAAACCCTGGAGTTAGGTTAGAGTTACCCGCCACTCCTAAACCTCTACCCCTCATGCAAATCGAGTTTAAGCCTCCTGAAGCTAAGGTTCCAGGGTATGTACCCATGGTGGTACCTCCAAGCAATCTAGAGGCTCCTCCAGGGGTTGAGGAAGAGACAACAAAAGAACAGCCAGCAGCACCTAAAGTACAGATTCCTGTATTAGATATACAGATGCCTTTACCAACTGCTGAAGTCGTAGCAACTGCTACCTATGCAGCTGTGGCAGCTGTAGCAACAACCACCCTAGCTACACCTTTCTTTGATCAAATAAAGAAGAAACTACAAAAATTCCTACAAGGTAAGATTGATAAATGGAAGGAGAAAAGAAAAAAGGACTCATCGGAAAACTCAAAGAAGTTGCCGAAGATAAAGAACACCAAATAGAAGTTCTTGGTACATTTGTCAGACTTGGCGT